GATATTGTGCTAATATACGCTCGCTTTCACGACCCCGAACTTTACGTGAACGCTTCATTTAGTTAGTCCTTACATGACAGGTGCGACATTCGCACGGCTTTACTGCCCCCGCGGTTATAGGCTCGTTACAATTGTCGCACACGTCAATCCGTTTATCTAATACCAACATTTCATCACCCCGCTACCAAATCCTCGTCTTCGGGTCTGAAATGCCATTTACCACCAGCATCTAGCACCATCCACAACATCTTGCATTGTTCGGCTTTGCGCTTCATAGGAAGACTGCAACCCCAACCACGATAAGCACCATTTTTACCAACGCCTTCACGCAAGACGCGAGAACCATGCTTGCATTGCGGCACAGGCTCGGCAGAAAATGTCTGCTTAACAAGATCAACTGCATCCTTAAAAGCGGGTTCAATGTCAGCCGGTGGCTCAATTGTTGTATCCCAGATGATTTCAGTTTCTTTGTTGGTAGCACTTAAAAACTCCTTTTGTTCTTCGGTGCGTACGCGTATGGGTGCAGGACTTGTTTTAGAGTCATTAACCTTAGCCATTTCCAGACTGCTTGCTCGCTTTCCCTTAGCAGATAGTCCGAGATTTGCCAAGCATCGTCCAATTGCAGACGTTTCACAATTTTCAAACCAAAAATCACGATCAACGCCACGATCCTTGCGAGCGCCACGCGCATAACCAATAGCGGAAGGTTGAGAATCAAGATAGACACGGTAAGCCATCGCCTTAAATATGACCGTTCCTTTTTCCTCATTGTTCTCAATGAGCTGCGTAGTGATAGCGCCGTCAGGATGCGCCTCGTAGAAGTTGTGGATCCTTGTGTCAACATCTTCATAGTTCTCCAAGTTGAACATCTAGTTTTTCCTTTCCTTGTGCATACTCGATTTGCTCTCGTAGCGTCCAAGTTTTTGAATTCCAATCTTGAACGTAATTAGCGCAAGACTGACAGTAATGTCTGACAATGATTTGGTTGTGCCGTTTTGACGTAATTTGCCTCGGCGATCTACCAAGCATCCAGATCATGCCAATCTTTGACTGCGAGTTCTCCCGCAATTGCTGCATAGGCGCAGAAATCCACCCAAGAATCGTGAACTGTTGGAGTTTCCATAATTCTTGCGAGCTTGACCAATGCCATACAGATTGCAACGTCAGCCGGGTCGATTGATGTACCCAAGAAGGTTGCCCAAAGCTTTGAAGTTCTGAGCATTGTTTGGTCGTAATGACCATGCGTGAGTCCTCTTTCAGAAATCGTATCTGCCGCATTAGTCAATAAATCTTTCGCTTTGAACGACTTTGCCTCTGACGTACCCTTTTGCGAACCCATTTTGATAGCCCCTTTGATAAATAGAAATGATTACTGAATAAATGATCCAAAATAAAACAAACAAGCCTAAGCAAACCATGACGATTTGTTCGGCAGTTAAATTATTCGACATCTGCGCTCACCCCATGAACATCAAGGAAATACGCAGCCAAGACTTCACGGCTGAATCTGCCGCGCTCTTGGCTAATGCCTAGCTTTGATTTTGCATACTCACGTATAAAAGATGCTTTTACGTAGTGTTTACCGTCCGTGTATGCACCGGACTTACGATCAAACCTGATTGTCATTTGACACACTCACAACAGGTTTTGCCTTCAAGGTGCATACAATCGATGCCGTTTGCGTAATGCCAGCAACGTTCTAAATGTTCCTCGACTGCCATCCAGCGATCTTCTGGATAAATCCAATCACACTTAATGCAGTAACGTGGATTTCTTACTTTTGTACCACCCATGATTTTCCTTCCATGACTGACCTTCAGTCATAGATAAAGAATACCCATTTCAAATAGGATTTCAAATCCCTATTCGGCGTGTCTAATTTAGAATTGTCGACATTTCCTGGAGTTAGCCAAATCGCTTTCCTTCAACAATAAAGCTGCCATCACGCTCAACAGGTATGGCAACAGGCTGCACACGCTTACGATCAACGTAAATGATGCCAAAGCCTTTCTGCCAATTCATCGTACCCTTGGTGTAATACGCCTTGGTTTCATCCATCAAATGACCTACTTCAAAACCTGTCAGGATACCCGTTAAAACGCCCCCAGAAGCCGTTGTAAAGGACGAAATGCCCTGCCTGTGGGTGTGACCACATACCACCGACTTTCCATGCCTCTTAGCGGCTTCTAGGGCTGTTAAACCCCCTTGTGGCTTGGTGCTTTGCTCGTCTCCGTGAACCATTACCCAATCCTCATGGAACTGATAGGGCTTGTCGTGGTACTTGATGCCTAGTTCATCTAGGCGTAGGAACCGCTCGATTGTCAGCTCAGGCAAGCCAATCAAGCCGGGTAGGCGCTTGCTTAGGGAGTTGTAGAGTCTTGCGCTGTGGTTTGATCTACTGAGATGTTGAACTTGCAGTTCGGATAAAACTTCGACAGTTCTGTCACGATCTCGACCAATGGTTCCAGACCACTCATCCCGACCGGAACTCCATCGGCTAATTGTTTGGAAGTCGATTTCATCGCCCACGCATAAAACGTCATCAGGCTTGTATTTTCTGATGAATTGGGCGACATTCTTAACTGCTTTCTTATCTTCAAAGGGAACTTGTAAATCCGATATAACGACAATGCGCTTAATCGTCCTCGTCCTCATCCTCGTAGGGCGACTGATCTGGATTAGGGATAATCCAATCGGGAAGGCGCATTTGTTCTTCTATGTACCAACGCGACTTATCTTCACCATAACCAGCCCTGACTAGAGCTTCATAACACTCAACAATTTGTGTAGCCCAAATGTCTATGGGCTTTAGCGGTTCGCTTGTCTTTCGCGCTGCGCTTTCCTTGCGCTTACGCTTAGCGGCGAGTTCGCTTTTTGTTGGTTTTCTTGCGCTCATTAGTAAGCAATTCTAGAACCATGCGCTCAAGTTTATCGATGCGCGACACGATGTTTGATGCTTCCAATATACCCGGCACTTCATGACGAATAATGTAACGCAGTCCCCCGACAATAAGGGCGCAGCATGAAAGTATGGCAGCAACAAAAGCTGCCCATTCTGCCGGTGTCATCGCCTTCCGAAAGCTGTGTCGTTAGGATTGAGCCAGCGGAGAATAACCGGCAGACTAGCGACCAGAGCTGCATTGACAATTGCAGGTGCATCCCAACCCACCGCTAGATATGTTGCTATTCCTGCTGCTAGAAAGGATCTTGCCCAACTTGCGGCGACTGCTTTTGCTTGTTCCATTTATTGGCTCTCCCGTGAGTAGCGGTATTCTGAACATACTGCGATCTTCATCGCCCTTCGCAGTAAAACTAACGTGGATGTGTGTCTTGTGTGGGTTAATACCTGTGTATTTACGCCACTTGTAATTTTTTCTCCAGCTAGCGATTTTTCCGTTGAAAATTATGTAAGAAATTCGTTTATCAGATCTGGCAAGTAATCGAAGCTGATCAGCAAGGTCGAACGCCTCGGATTTATGGGATTTAAGATCAGCGTCAATGTCGATGGCACGTACAATTTGCGTAGCAGGGTCAGGGTTATGATCGCTAACTCGGGCGGCATGGCGTGAATCACCGAGCCAGCCCTCAGGCGCGTTTCGATTTCTATCGGGGAACGCATCGTCAATCTGCTCCCGAAGCTGTTGAGCAGCTTTGCAAAGTTTCGCCATATTCCTACGAGATTGTGCCGTTTTCTTTGGCGGCTTCTAGTTCATCCCAAACTGCCTTAGGCATTGAGGTAAATTCGCCGTTGCCTCTGTCAATAATGACGTGTTCTGAGCCGTCTAAACTACTTTCAATTATCTTGATGTTGTCCATTATAACTCCGCACTAAAGCCAATATACCCAGCGGTATTATTAGCGTTTCTTAGAAAATAGGGGCGATACTGGGTAGCGCCCGTGACTGCTTCGTCAAGAACAGCCATACGATTAGATTTTTGAGCAAGACCAGGCGCGGAAACTGTTATTGTGCCGACACCATCTGAATACTGTAAGTTGGAAACATCAAAGGAAGTTGGTGCAGTTCTCATTGGGACTGGAAAAACTACCTGTGTGCTGATAGCCGTTGTTTCTCTCGCAATGCCCATCGCGTGACCAGCATAAGCAGAGTTATCTGCGCTGCGCCAATAATACCTTTGGCAAGCGGCTAACTCGCCTTGAATTGTTCCCCCGCTTCTGCGGAAGGTTGGAGCAGTAGATGCTGTCCAAGTGCCGAAATCCACCTGAACGCCTGTCACCTCAAACCAATCATTAGCGCCGGCAGTACCCGAAGGAGTGTAGTTAAATCCAATCTTAAATTCTGTCGCGGTCGCTCCGATTGTGTCAGTAAAGACAAAACGCTGATAACTGGTAGTCAATGTGACATTTCCAGAAGCAACGCTTACATTTCCTGTGTAAGAACCGCTCGGGCTTTCATCTGTTCCCGTTCCACTATTT